TGGTCTGATACGGCAGTGTCAGCAGCGCCCGCCGCGTCGAAGCCTAGCGAGTCAATACCATCAAGCGTATCCGCATCAATATTAAGGGCGTCAATATCTGCTTTTGTCTGATCTGCCGTGGCACCGTCTTCAATCCCTAATAGTTTTGTTTGCTCTGCGTCACTAAACTCATTAGTGTCAGCGTTGCTTTCATAGGCTATTTTAATCTCTGCATCAGTTTGATCTGCCGTGGCACCGGATTCGACACCATCTAGCTTAGTCTTATCAACAGCCGACAGGAAACCTTTTGCAATCGTCGTGGCCAGAGGATGGTCATTTGTAGCCTCGTGGTCGCTTACAGCCTGCCCAACCTCGGCAGCGGTGTTAATAGCAATGCCAGTAAACCTACTCTGAATCTTCCGGAACGCACGAGTAATAATGGTGGGCGTCTCAATATCCCCAGTGGTCAGCTCTGGAAAGTTATCAGGAGATGTGAAATCACGGGCAATAGTGTAGACGGCACTGGCAGCCGTGACCCCTGCGTAGTTCACTGACAGCGTGATCTGCGTATCGGAATCGACCGAAGCAACGTCATACATGACGCCATCGCCAGCAACGGTGAACGAGTCTCCTGCGGTTACGTTTGCGAGCCATAGGGTGTTGGTGCCTGTGACTGTTGCGCTTCCGTTTGTAACGGTTGCGGTGCCTGTTTTGTACTGACTCATATCGACTCCTTATCCAAATATAACAATGTCTGAAAGGGCGTTTATCAACCCAATATTAACCCCGCACTTGAGGGCGTGTTTCTTGAAATATTGGTTGTTCCGGTTGTTCCGCTAACGCTTATTATAGACCCTCCCAAGCATACGATATCTTGAGGGGCTGGAGACGACACGGTTATGGTTGATGAGTTTGCGGATATGTAGCTTCCATCTACAGCATAAAGCCCCCTAGACTTTACCGACATAGTTACAACAGATGAGGTGCATCTTCCCCCATCCGTCGCTATGATACCGCTAGAGTCGGCGGCGGTGATATACAATAGATCAATGCTGACAGTTGATTGGTCTGCAGCCGCCACGATGTAGTTGCCTGTTGTTGAATTTATTTCCAAAGATGGCGCATAAAAAAATGAACTTTGTTCGCAAAGTATAGCCGAGAATTGAAGCTGTCCGCTTATGTTGATTTCTGGGGCAACAAATTGTTTTGCATACCTCAATCTTCCCGCGCCAGTGATGATAATTAGGTTGGAGACTGTTTCTGTTCCTGTCACATTTATATCGACATCTATGGTGGGCCCCGCTCCCCCGTTCCTTACTCTCATCCAAAAATCTAAATCCGACAGCGTAGAAGTTGACACCTCCAAAACCCCATTGTAGGACTTTAGTGTTATCCAAACCAAATCTACTTGTGAAATATCAATGTTTTCAGATTCCACGTACCCGGCCAAGGTTGTTATCGTAGCTGTGAACCCGCCATTTTTATACGCGGGAACTGTTCTGCTTAACGCTTCCAAGGCAAGGTTGATTGTGGAGTAATCCCCCCCCGATCCTACAGTAACGGCTCTGTCAGAGTTGTCACCTATAGTGACATTGTCCCCCAAAGTTAAAACTGTTCCGTCAAACTCTATGTATTCTTCCGTTGCCTTGTTGCCGAATGTGGCAGAATCAGCATCAAATTCCAGAAATGGCGTGTCTACAATGAGATCAGTTCCGTCGAAATTTATAAAGTTATCAGCCTCCCCCCCAAACCTAAACGTCCCAGTGCTCTCAACGTTCCCAAGCTCGTCAATAGTAAGCTCGTCATTTGTGAAGCCAGACGCCGCAATGGTGCCCTTGAAAAACGGATTACCCAGCTCGTCTATTGAGAACGTCACGCCCGCCGCGTTAAACGACCACATGAGAGAGGTGACAGCAACACCGTTAACCGTCAGCGGTATTGGTCCTATGCCGGTTTGAACAGTGGGCGTATTGATGTCATCGACAGCACGGATCACGCCCTCTGTTGTAATCGTTTCCGTCGCATTTATAACGCCGCCGGTTAGCTTGGGAACGGCAAGGCTCTCGATCCTAGTAGAGGGTATTGCGTCACCTACCAAGTTGGCCTCAATAAACGCCCGATCAACAGGATCAATCTTATAAGCCCATCCACTCAGCCCGGTAATATCCACGCCGGTCTTGGTAGTGACCGCAAATTCTGCGCTGGTATTTGTGCCTGTCTTGCCAAACAGATCAAAGGGCCGGAGCCGAACATAGTAGGTTTCGCCCTGTGTCAGCCCTGTGGCCACATAGCTGTTGTCAGATACCGTGGCAGTAGGCTCAGTAGAGTCAGGGTCAAAGCCTTGCGTCTGGCTAACCCATATATCAACGCCTGCAAAGTCCAGATCATCGGGGCGCAGATAGCTGATCTCGATCACGCTGAAGCCTGGCACTACTGAGAGTGCGGACAGGGGTTCGGGGGCGGTGTTGGCCACAGACAGCTTGGCCGGATTAGCAGACACCTGGTTGTTTCTGCCACGCTCAATAACCCTGATTTCAAAGTCGCGCCATGCGCCAACCTCTCCCGTTATCCGCCGGTAATCCTCTGCATTTTTCTCAAAATAGTAGATGTAAACTGGGTCATAAACTTCCTCGGTTCTGACGATTTGGTTATCAGTCCAGATTTGAATCTGATAATCCCTGAAATACTGGTCTAACCTTCCAGCGCCCGCCCCTCTTAATCCCTCGAATCCAATCTCCACCCAGTCACCGACGGTGGATCGACGCCATACAAACTTGGCATCCTTTCCGCCAAACTCCGTATCATTGCCTTGTTCGAACAGCTCCAAGCCGCGCACATCCGGGGCGGGTAGAACGTCAAATGGGTTTTCGTCCGTGTAATCAGGGTCCAGCACGTTGGTAGTGGTAACAATCTGCCGAAGGCCGTAAAAGTTCTCAACGCCATACACCGAAACGCTACGGACGCGGATCTCGTATTGCGTGCCGTTTGCCAATACAACCACTTCGGCGACACTCTGGAACTGCCAGCCTATTTTGCTGATTCGCTGCCATTCGTCTTGGCCGGGCAAGCGATATTCTGCTATAGCGTACAAGTAAGGGTCTGTCGGCGGCTCGTCAACCGTAATCACGAGCGTGGAAAACATGCCGTCCGGGGTTTTGGGCGTGTTGATTTCTTCGGTAACAGTAAAGCTGTTAACGTCCGGCGCGGGCTGCTCGCTAATGATTAATTCGTACTCTATTGACCACGCTGACATTAAGTTGCCGGTGCCGCGTGCTTTTGCCCGGAACACAATCCGGTTTCCGACATCCAGCGGTATAGGGACATCAACGCTGCCGATTCTGGCGTCTATATCCGGTGCATCAATCCACACGTCTGAGTCGCCATCAGGTCTGCCGGGGTCCGTTATGATTTCGCCTGTTTCTGGGTCTTCAATAATGTCCGAATCAATTTTATACTGCAGGCGATACGAACGCGTAACGGTGGCAAGACGCTCAGGGTTCAGCACTGACACCTTGACGACAGCAGACAGATAATTAGAAGGCCCTACACCTGCTGTAATCTCCGGCGCTGTGGGTATCTGATTCTCTGGCCTGGGTCTAAGGTTGGTTGTGTATGCGGGTAGGGGTTCGCCATCTTCCGTATAAATCTCGTTTACCGCGTTAACCAGCGTTATCGTTGCGCCAAGGTCCTGCGCAGGCGAGACGTTAACAACAATGCAATCAAGCGTTTCTGATCCCGCCACGCCATAGGAAGCTAGGTCACCAGCGATAAATTCAATGGCGTCCACCGTTGACCATTGGCCGGACCCGTTATAAGTCGCGGTTATTTGCTTGAACTGTGTGCCGCTGCTGACCGTCCTGACGCGTACGCCGTAAGACTGGCCAGCGACCAGTTCAAAAGTTTCATCAATCGAAAACGTACCAGCGCCAACGGACTTGACAATCCCACTACCCAGGCCCACATCAATGATGTCATTCTGCACAAGGACAAGATCACCCCTAGCGCACGCAAGGTTCTCTATGTCTGTGGTTAGCTCATACGTCTCCCTACGAAGCCGCTTCTCAAGGTACGCAAACCTGGCATGCTTCTGTGCAAGGACCTCATTCGTGACGCCCCACAGTTCAAGGGAGTCGGTCTGTCCGATACGGTTTGCCTCAAGAATAGCGGGATCGTAATAAGTCCACTCGTCCAGCTCCCAATCTTGATCTTCGTTCTGAAACTCAACTGTTATACCGTCTGAAGGGTCTGGAAATTCGCGCTTTGAGCTAAAGCCGGAACTATTTTTTGGGGTGAAAATCTGCGTTGGAATCAGTTTTTCTATGTTCTGCACAACGCTAAACTGACCATCGCGCATTGCAAATTCAGCGCGCCCGGTCTTCGCTACGTTATTCAGCACGGACTTCAGAGCAGCCGCTTCGTTGTTATAATTTGACGCCTCCCATCCGTCCGCGATGCAGCGCAGACGCCAAGCGTCCAAGTCCTCTAGTCTGATCCTGCTGTTGCTAACACGGGCGCGGTTAAACGGACCCTGCAACACCCATCGGTAAAGCTCTGCCGGGTTGCTGCTGGGCGTGAGAGATTGACCGAACCAGTCGCGCCAGTCGTTTGCCCACACGGAAGGCACAACCGATTCAGCAATAACATTTACAGAATCAAGGTTCCCGCTAACCTGGTCTGTGGCCTTGATGTTTAAAGCAATGATGACGGGCCTGTAGTCTCCCGATGGGCTGCCTATCAGCTCATTGAATCGTCCCGTACTCAGGGGTGCATTGCGTTGTGTGAACTCCAGATTGGCGGTGTCTGTCCATGGCTTTCGGCCACTGCTGCCCGGAGAAAGGTTGCGCGCCCGAATTGTGACAGTGGTTTCCGTTGGCGGGCTGCCGTGCAAAGATGGATCAAATGTAATTGAGCGCGTGAAAAACTTATTGGTTTTTGACCATGCAGAAACGCTAGATACTTCATAGCCTTCGGGTGCGTCCAGCACGACATAACCGTTGTCGTCGTCATATACTATATAGCTTGATGGTACGGGCTCTTCATAATTAAAAAGGTT